TTTCGCCTGGGCAATACATAGCTCCGTCCGCACACAGTCCCCGGCTTCCAATGCCCGCCGGATATTGCGTGGCAACGGCCTGCCGGTATATTCACTCGCTTTCGCCTTTTTCTTCCGCGCCTGGGCAATCAGTTCTGTTTCCCTTTTTTCTGCCATTATCCGACTCCGTTCTCAAAATGGTCAAAACCCGTGTCAAGCTTTTTTTTCATTTTTATTTCGTGCCTCTCACTGCCTCATTTAATGGCGCCACCGGGAAACCCGCGCCAGTGCTGGCTTATCGGCCATTCTCAAAAAGGCAATATGGTATAATGGGTGTGTAAGTGAAAATTGTTCTTTAACATTAAACAGAGGAAAATCCCATGTACGATCAACCGCAATACTGCGGAGTCTGCGGAAAGGGAGTCTCGGTCCTTCGGCCGCACTTCCGGCCCTGCCCGCATAGGACCGACAAGCAACATCGTCACTGGCTGGCATGTACTTATGAACACGCCGCCCAAATTGAGCTACACTACCCACAATCAAAGAAAGGAAAAAACCCATGAAAGCAATTATCCTCAAAGCATTAAAAGCAAACCCTGAATTATTGGACGGGGACGGTCATTCAATCATGGCCCCGCAATATTATATCGAACTTGGCATTCCCTACGATCTGCTCGATGGCCTCGACCACAACTACAAATCTGGTAATGACTACAAATCGGCCATCTTTAAAAACGGCCAGGAGCTAAAAACCTGCAAAGGGATTTACAACCTGTCCTTTCTCTACCGCCTCGCATCCTTCCTCGATGTCAAAGACTACCCATCGCAGTGGGGCAGAGGGTCACAGGCTCAAGTGATCTGCTCCGCCATTAGAGAGAAACATAACATCTAACCGACGGATGGCAGGGGACCCCATTAATCCCCTGTCATTCTCCATCCGCTACCAACCGCTCAAGCTCCGAGTCCCAATCGATTGGCTTACTTTCTGGGGTTTGCTGTAAAACCCTTTCCTTCTCGAAGTGTTTCAGATAGTTTTCCTCCAAATATTCTAGGAATTCTCTGTCAAACCCTGCATTCTCATCCATCACTCAACATGCTCCGCCGCTTCCTTGAGGATAATCATTCACTGTGACAATGACCTGCTCTTTACTCAGGACACCCTGCTTGTGGGCTATGGCTTCTAACTTTTTAACCCTCTCTAATAAATCAATCAGCATCGCGTCCGTGCTTCTATTCTCTGGGCTTTTGTTTGAACCTCTGGACTTCTTCATCACTCAATCCCGAGTTGTTCTTTCAGCTTCCGCTCTTTGGTGAAAAGTTTATCCTGCGCCTTGAACCTTCTGTCGTCGGCTTTAAAGAACTTTTTGATTTCCTTTTTAACCGTCTTTAATTCCTTCAACTTCTGCAACTTCTTCTTTTCGCCGGTCACTTGCTTAGCTTTCTTCGGTTCCCTACTATTTACCAATGCTCCGTGTGGCATGGTTTTCCTCCTGTTATTTCTTCAATGGTAGTCCTTGAATGCCTCCTAAAATCTGCCGCCTAATCTCCAAGAGATTCGACACTTTCGCTCCTTCGATCTCCTCTAAAATCTTCTGCGTCTCTGCCGTCTTCTTGATTGCATCGGCGACATTCACCTGGGCCTTGCTGTCCCGCTCCCTGCCTTCACTCAATGCCTGCTCGGCAAGTGATTCGGCTAGTTGGGCCTGCGGGTCCTTCTCCTGCTGGGACTGCTGAGCCTGGGCCAGGAATTGTTTCTCTTCGTCCGTCTCCGGATCGACCAAACCCATGATGATCAAGTCCTGCCTGACCAGTTTCTTAATTGCATCGGTGCCAGGTCCGGTAATATTCTCCATGAGCAAGGCAATGATGGCAGGCATGTATTTGCCCGCGACTTCGGTTTCCTTGACCACATCGGCCATGCCTTTAAGTTCCTCGACCATCTGCTCCCGCTCGGAATCGTACTGAGGCCCAATCTCGGAATATGCCTTGAATTTCTTGCCGCCGACCGTGTTCGCCTCGATCACCATGCCGGACTCATCATCGAAAATTAGCTCGAATATTCTGGTACTGCCCTCGACTCCGTCATTGCCCAATGTCCGCATGAGTCTTGGAGTATTGTAAATATCTGCGGCAATAGCTTGGTAGACCGTGCCTTCCCACTCGACCGCATTAGAGATATTGTCCATCATGTCCTGGGTGTCCCGGTTCTCCCGTTTGAGCAATGCCTGAATCGCCTTGCCGGAAATGTTCGGGTCCAGCGTATCCTGTGGCGCTCCGCCCGTGACCTGCTGAATGTACTGCGGAACGATCTGCATTAATGCCGCCGTGGCCTGATCTAGTTCGGCTGGCTTCGTGTATCCCAGAGGCCCAAAGTGAACGATCTTGCCTTCTGAATCCTTCAACGAATGCGCCAGGGCATAAGCTTTGTTGTTCAAATCCTCCCAGGTTGCCGCGACATCCCCGATCATTTGCATTGGGTCGAATATCGGCAGTGATTGGTTCCCGGTTGCGGCATTCTCCACTAACTGCGATATCTGCACGTTGAATAATCTCTGCGCATCTTTCAGACCCCGGACTAGCCCCTTGTACCATTCCTGTCCGTCGACGAACCCCCGGAACCCGTACATCGGTATAATCGGAATCCACTTGCCAGGAATCCTCCGGGTCTTCTCTAAAATCTCTGTGCCGGAAAATACCGTCTTTTCGACATGCTGGCGGATCATCATACGTTCCCTGATAAACCGACGCTTCTCATCCCTCGCCAGTTCGTCCTTGGCTTTTTCGTGGTCCTCCTTGAAATAAACCTCGATCTCCTCTGTTTGCAGATTCATGTAAATAAATGCCGGAACCTTGCGCCTGACTATCTCGTATCTGTTGGCAATAAAGACATTGTCCCCGACTCCCCCGTCTTCGTTCAAGTCCCTCAAATCCTCGGGAACGTAGGCGGATGTCGCCACTTTTCCCGGCCAGTTCTCCTCGAATGTTTCCAGCGTGAATTCGACTAACTCATGGACCCGCCTCGCATCGGCCTTGTTGATCAGTCTCGACGTTCTGTCCCAGATCACCGTATTGTAGGCTTCGTAGATGGTGTGAAAGATAACCCTCTGATTGTCGTTTTCCAGGTCTTCTTCGTCCTCAAATTTGGTCGCCAGCTTGTAGCATCCGTACCCGCAGGTCGCCACTTCATCGACGCAATTATCCTGGGCCATCTTGCCGAAATGATCCCGAAAGTCCTTGTTCCTGATGCCACTCAAAAGCTTGCCATCTTTTTCCGTGGCCGCTTCTTCGTCCGGCTGGTAGTCAACCCCGATACGATTATTGTTGTATTCCCCGATGAATCGGTTCTTGTACGGTGTGGTGATATCCAATTGAAGCTTGACCCTGTCCTCCGTGAATACCTCTTCAAGGAATTCCTCCCACATGCCACCATCCGCGTATATAAACCGCAAATCCTCGTTCGCTTTCTGGCGCTGATTCTTCAAGTGGTCGGCATCGTCAGCAATCTGCTTCTTCCACCGGACGACTCTCTCAGCGTCCAATTCTGCTGGGGGTTTCTTTGTGACTGCAAGTTTATCAGGCATCGTCAAATCCTCTTCCTGTTAGGAATTCTTAAAGGCTGTGATGGCATCGGCATCGGATACACCACATTCAGGTCCTTAATCCTCGCCAGGGCATCAAAAGAGTCATCGTGTTCGCCCACCGGGAAGGGGTCATACTCCTCTTCGGTGAAAGTCTTGACTAGATCGATCGACTGTTCCTCATGGGTGACGTAGAAAAGAACCTTCGGGAACCATATCTTTCCCTGCTCAAAGTCCGGAATCATCCGACGTATACGGTCATTCTTCGCCATCGACCCACCCAAAGGTATGATATCGAAGTGGTAGGTTTCGTCGTCCATCTTGTCGATGATATGGTCGATGTCCACATCTTTGCCGTACTTCTCATACCCCGTGGTGATCGTTTGTCTATCTGGCTTCCAGAATCGGTGCAGTTCAAACAGTTTCGCGGTCCTTTCGCCCAATGAAAGCCTGTCTCGAACCATATCTAAAATGTACAAATTCCCGTCTGTACCCGCGCCCAAGACATTCATTGCCGTGTAATCAGACTTCTTCTTTTTATCGTTCGCAGGGTCCACTAGGATATAAATGTTCATCCCCTCGGCTCGCTTCTTCCTTTCCCCTGCCAGGGTGGCACCATAGAACCGTAACCATTCAGTCTTAAACCCCTGCACACTGTCCGCCTTTGGATCCAATAGCATTTGGCAGCCGAATGTGTACGGTCCCATCTTTCGGCGCTTCTCGGCTAATTCAGACCGCGTTAGAAGCACTGGCTCACCGTCGACCTTCCCGTCATCCGTGGCAGTATGTATCCTAATATCTGCCGCTTGGCGCTTTTTAATCTGTTTGTAGGTGTCGTTGAAATGGTAGTAGGTCCCGGCGTACCGCTCGAAACCTCCGCGAGTCCCCAGGTTCAAGGATAGTTCCCAGGCATCCGTGGTCTTTGACATCATTTCCCCGGAACGTACCGACTCGATTGTGACGATGTCATCGTACATCCGGATCATAAAGTGCTTACTGGTAGGCTGACTGTCCACCATGCCCCAGGCTTCAACCGTTGATTCTTTGGGATTAGACTTGCGTTTGACTACAAGCCCATCATCCTCTGACCACTTCGGAGCTTGGCGCTTCGGTTCTTCGTACAGGATGTCCGGAAACAGTTCTTTGAGTTCGTGATTGTCTTCCAGTTCCCGCATGATCTGACGCAGGAAACCCTTTGCAATCGGTCTGGTATGCGAGAAGATGCCGACCGTAACCTCTCGCCCTTTCCACTCTTCCAGGGGATCGGCCCCGTGTGATGCCAGGATGTCCTGAATTGTCTTGGCAAAGGTGATGATCGTTGATTTATAATGCTCCCTTGCCCACAGGTCCAGGTGTCCATTTGGCGATTCCTGCACTTCCCGGCAACGTGCAAATATCCATTCATCCTCTGCATCGCGCCTGCCCAGGTAGAACCGCAGGAGGAAATAAAGATCAGTTCGGCAGAGTATCCTTGCCATCGCTGTCAACTCGACTTCCGGAAAACCCTTCAAATATCTCATGTAATCGGGATATTCCGACATGGTCGTGGGTGACAGTGCCAGTGTTGTCATGCTCATATCTGTCTTTCCATCCAAAGTTTTTCAGTCCGAATATCTCCCCGGCGCGTCCATTCTTCCGCAGAGACTTCTCGTAATCATGCTCAACTTTAGCCTTTGCCATTTTTACGGCGTTTCTAAACTCTCCTCGTTCCTCGTATTCAATCAACATCTTGCGAGTCATCCCCAGCGCCAGAGCAAGCCCCGTGACCGTGTACTCTCCCTCTACCGCAACCTTGAAGAATTCATCGATAATTACCTGCATTTCTTCAACGCTCTTATATTTCAGCGGTCTGCCTACAGGATTGTCTGTTTGTTTAGCCAATTTCTAATACCTCCTGAATGTTCTCCGCTTTGTCCAGGGCCGTGATATCTGTCCCTTGCTCGGTCCCATATTCTCGATCGGCTTTGAAACAAACATAAAGCCCGATCAACCCCGCTTCCATCACTTCACCTATTTCTGCACGGCCATTCTCCCATGCAAGACCGATGATAACTGTATTTGCCAGCGCCAGCAAAGGTATTCTAAGTGCTTGCCATAATGTGTGTTTCATCCTGTTTATTCAAATAGAATGTGATCTTTCGTCATCCTTGCGCAGGACATTTTCAAACAAGTAAATCCCAATCCTTCGACGTATGGCTCATAATTGCATTCACATTTCCACTTATTGTCCAGAATAATTATTACCTTGCAGGCTGGCTCCGGTTCTATAATTTCCAACCCGATCTCCTGGGCCGCGACCATCGCACACCCGAGCAAGAAAACGACGCAAACGCAAATTATCAACTCTAAAACTGCTTTTTTCATTAGCTCGACTCACTGGTCAATGACATCGTATA